TATGCAAAAGAAAAAGCCGGACCAGCAGGCGCTTTAGCTGCTTATGCGGCAACAGGTGCCGTTGTTAACCCATTACTTGAAGTTTTGTATCAATCTCCACAATTTAGAACTTTTCAATATGATTTTCTTTTTTATCCGAGAAGCGAAAGAGAAGCAGTTGAAGTTCAAAAAATTATTAATATGTTGCAGTATCATCAAGCTCCAGAATTTCAACAAGGTGGTGGTGTAGGTCTTTTAATACCTCCTTCTGAGTTTGACATAAAGTTTTATTATGCCGGAACAGAAAATTCAAATATTCCAAAAATTGGAACTTGTGTTCTTAGAACAATTGATGTGAATTATGCACCAAATGGTTTTAGTGCCTATGAAATACCAGGTCAAAATGCTTCAACTGTTGGAGGAACAGGTATGCCTGTTACTATACAACTTACATTGCAATTCCAAGAAATTACTTATTTGACAAAAAATAGACCAGGTGATGTAGTAAGCGGATCAAGTGGTGGATCAAGTGGCGGATCAAACGATGGTACTATTACTGGAAAAGAAAGCGCATTTGGTTAAATAATATATGGCAAAATTTTTCAACTATTTTCCAAAGACACTCTATACAAACGAATTAAACAATTTAGGTATAGATTCTGTTACCAATATTATTTCACGATTTTCTTTTGAAGAAAATTTAAAAGAAAACATTTCTGCATTTTATGAATATGATATCCAAGAAGGTGATACGCCAGAAATTATAGCTCACAAATATTATGGAGATAGTGAAAAACATTGGGTTGTTCTTCTTTTCAATAATATTATGGACTCCCAATATGATTGGCCGTTACAATATTCTTCTTTTATAAAATATATTGATAACAAATATTCAGCAAACAACTATGCTGATACCGCAAACACTTCTGTAACTGGACTTTCTTGGAGTCAAAACACAAACAATATTAAATCATATTTTAAAATTATAACACAATCTTCTGGTGATAATGATTTTGTTGAAAAGATTGAAGTTGATGGCAACACTTATGCAAATATAGCTGCATCCACTTCAAATTATACTTTACAAAATGGAAGTAATTTAACAATTACAATTACAAAAGAAACTCAAACATACTACGATTTTGAACTTGAAGAAAATGAAAACAAAAGAAAAATTAAATTACTTAAATCTGAATTTATTTATGAAGTAGAAAAAGAGTTTAAAAAGGCAAGTAAGTTATGAGTTTTGAATTAAATAAATCAACTCAATTTAAAATAAAAGAGTTGGTGATTGTTACTAAATTTGGCCAAATAGATATTTCAGGAATTTGTGATGAAATCAATATTTTTGATTCTTTATTTTTGCCTGTAATAAGTGGTAACCTTTTAATTAGAGATTCTCTTGGCTTGTCAAGTAAATTGTTGTTTGATGGATCCGAATCTATTTTAATTGAAATTGTAAAAAATGAAAATTCAGAAATAGCAAACTTTAAAAAAGCATTTAGAATATACAAACAGTCTGAAAGAACAAGTGACAGACCAGGTAGTGAATTTTACCTACTACATTTTGTTTCCGATGAGTTGTTTTTTTCGGACCAACAAAAAATAAATCAATCATATCAAGAAACATATTCTAATATTGTCAATAAAATATTGATTGACTACCTGAGAGTTTCTCAAAATAATTTAGGCGGTTTATATGAAAATTCTTTAGGTGTTAAAAAAGTTATAGTACCCAACTTGCGACCACTTGAAGCAATTGAATGGTGTGCAAAAAGAGCTATCGATAAAAATAACTCTCCAAATTTTTTATTTTTTCAAAATGTAACAGGTTATAATTTTGTTACCTTATCAACATTATTAAACCAAAAAGAAATTCTCGATATCAAGTATCAAACAAAAAATATAGAAGGAAATAACCCAATTAGCGAGATGCAAGGTGCTCGAAGTATTGAAGATATTTCTCAAAATAATATTATTAAAAACACAAGAAATGGTGTAAATGCTGGAAAATTTATAGGGTTTGACCCAATAACAAAAACAATTGCTACAAAAAATATAAGTTATGCTGACCATTATGGTAATATGAAACATGGAAATGAAACTCCAAATTTCTCATTAATTAAGAATCGTGATGGTACAGACATCCAAACAACATTCGATTCTAAAAAAACGGTAAGTTTTTTTTCTTATGCTAGGCAATTTAGTAACTATATTAAAGAAAAAGACCCTTCTTCTTTGTCGAAAGAAGAAAATATTGAAAATTGGTTATTCCAAAGACAAGCAATAATGAATAACCTTGTTTCAAAAAGGCTAAAAGTTGTAATGCCTGGCAACTTTCAACTTTCTTCGGGCTTCAATGTAAATGTTGAATTACCAAGTATAGGTGTTAAAGATAAAAATTCAAACAACGAAGATAAAAGCTTAACTGGAAAGTATATCATTATTGCTTCACGACATATTATTAGTTTTGAAAAACATGAAACAATTGTAGAAGTTGCATCATCATCAACAAGTAACGAATTTATTCCTGCAAGTTCTTCTGAACAGACAAATGAAATATTAGAGTATTAATTATGAAAGCTGAAGATAAAGATTTTATAGGAAAAAATGGTTTTGTTTGGTGGGTTGGTGTCGTTGAAAGTCGCCAAGACCCATTAAAATTAGGTCGTGTTAAAGTTCGTTGTGTTGGTTGGCACTCTGAAAATAAAATGAAATTGCCAACAGATGACTTGCCTTGGTCTATTCCTTGTTTTCCTTTAAATAATACAAATACTTACGCACCAAAAGACGGTGACATGGTGTTTGGATTTTTTGCTGATGGTGAAATGGCACAACAACCAGTTGTTACTGGAACATTTCCTAGTATTCCATTAAAGGCCGCAAATATTCAAGAAGCGTTTAATGATTCCAGAAATACATCAGAACTATCAAATGCACCAAGAACACCTGAATCGAAAACATATAATAGTGATGGAACTGGTATTGAAATCGCAGAAAAGTCTCAAGCCAGTAATTACCCATTAAACTTAGATGAACCAACTACTTCTCGTCTTGCAAGAAATGATTCAGAAACAATTACCAAAACATTTATCCAAGAAAGAAAAGATAATAAAGTAACAGGTGTTTCAACTGCAACATCAACATGGAACGAACCAGAAACAAAGTATGGTGCGGTCTATCCTTACAACAATGTAATGGAGACTGAATCTGGTCACATTGTAGAATACGATGACACACCAGGCAAAGAACGAATTCATATTGCACATCGAAATGGTAGTTTTACAGAATGGTATCCTGATGGCGATAGAGTAGAAAAGATTACGAAAGATAATTACTCTATTGTTATGAAAGACAATAATGTTTACATTATGGGTAAATGTAACATTACTGTTCAAGGTGATGCAGAAATCTATGTCAAAGAAAACGCATATGTCAAAGTTGATAAGAATGTTGAGATGACAGTTGGTCAAAATTTAATTGCGGATGTTGGCCAAAATTTAACTGCGGATGTTGGTGGAAATATCAATGCAACTGTTGGTGGTTCTATTACCGCTTCTGTGAGTGGTGGTGTTACTGCAACTGCATCTTCTTTTACATTGAATGGTCCAACTAGAATTAATGGAACACTACATGCAACAGGTGGTATTTCTGGTGATTCTGGTAGTTTAATTACAGGTTCAATTTTTGCAACTGGTGATGTAACCGCAGGTTCTATTAGTTTACGAAATCACACTCATACCGACACAGCTGGTGCAGGTGCGGGAACAACTTCTCCTCCAAATTGAGGATAAATAGAATATGGCAACCATAACAACAAATACAACAAGAGCTTTTAAAGACTTAGACTTGAGCTTTAACATTCATCCTATCAAAAAGGATGTGAATAAGCACACAGGTGAAATTGCAGTCATTAATTCTGTAAAAAACTTAGTTCTCACAAATCATTATGAAAGACCTTTTCAACCAGATTTAGGTAGTAATGTTCGCCGATTATTGTTTGAAAATGTCGACCCAATTGTAGCCGCACAACTTGAAAGAGAAATTTCAGAAACAATTACTAATTTTGAACCCAGAGTTCAAGTGTCCAAGGTAGTTGCAATACCTTCACCAGACGAAAATTCATATAAAGTAGAACTGGAATTTTTTGTTATAAACCTTCCAAATCCAGTTACTATTAGTTTCTTTTTAGAAAGAATTAGATAAAAATGGCCGACCGTTTAAGAGTTACCGAACTCGATTTTGACCAAATTAAGTCAAATCTAAAAGCATTTCTGCAACAACAATCTGAATTTACCGACTACGATTTTGATGGTGCCGGTCTTTCAGTTTTATTAGACATTCTTGCATATAATACTCATTACAATGCATATTATTTGAACATGGTTGCCAATGAAGCATTTTTAGATACTGCATTGTTAAGAGATTCGGTTGTTTCACATGCTAAAACACTAGGATACACTCCATATTCTGCAACTTCAGCCGTTGCAACTTTAGATTTTACTGTTCAATCTGGAAATTCAACACCTGCAAAATTAACCATTCCTAGAGGTTTTCCTTTTTTATCAAATCAAATTGACGGAAAATCATACAATTTTGTTGTGTTGGAAGATACAACAGTTTCTAAATCAAATACATCTTTTATTTTTGATGATTTACAAATTTATGAAGGTCAATTAGTTACATACAATTTCAGTTACAATCAATCATCAAACCCTAAAGCAATTTTTATTTTACCTGATATAAACATTGACGAAAATACCATAAGAGTTTCAGTTTCACCATCTTCATCAAATACGCAAGTTTCTGTTTATAATCGTGTGACAGATATTTTAGATATCACCGCAACATCAGAAGCGTTTTTCTTACAAGAGGGAAAAGGTGGAAAATATGAAATTTATTTTGGTAATAATGTTGTTGGTAAAAGACTACCAGATGGTGCATTGATTTCTGTTTCTTATTTGTTGACAAGTGGAATAAACGCAAATAAAGCCGATAATTTTGTTGCTGCAGCTGCGCTCATAGATTCATTAGGTAACCCACAAACAAATTTTAACATTAGTGTTGTTGGTGTTGCAAATGGTGGTTTAGACCGTGAATCGGTAGATAGTATTAAATTTCTCGCACCAACTCAATTTGCAGCACAAAATCGTTTAGTTACTAAAAGCGATTATGGTTCTTTTATTCGCAAAAACTATACAAGTGCCGATTCAATTTCTGTTTGGGGCGGTGAAGAACAAGCTGAAAAAGCATACGGCAAAATTTTTATTTCAATAAGGCCAAAAGATGATTTTTCCATTTCAGAATCAGAAAAAAGAAGAATTATTAGTGATATTATTTCGCCAAAAATTGTAATTGGAACAACAGTAGAAATTGTTGATCCAGAATATTTGTTTTTAAAAACAAGCACTAATGTAAAATACAATAAAAACAAAACAACAAGAACTGAAAGTTCTTTGGCACAAGCAGTTGAATCTGCAATTTTACTTTATAAAGATGAATATATTGATAAATTTGAATCTACTTTTGTATTATCAAGATTAGAAAATGCAATTGATTCTGTCGATTCGGCAATTATTGGTTCTGAAACAACTGTTAGAGTTGAGAAAAGATTTGAACCTGAATTTAACAAAGTATCTTCTTATATTATTAATTTTAATATTCCTTTACACAGAGGCACAGTATTAAATCGATTAGTTTCTAGTGAATTTAGAATTTCCGACGGAACAACTGTTCGTGTTGCACAGTTAGAAGAATCACCACAATCTTTTACAGGTGTCGAACAAATCCAAATTTCGGATCCAGGTTTTGGATATACAAGCAAACCTACTGTAACAATCACCGGTGATGGTATAGGTGCAACAGCAGAAGCCACTATTGTAAATGGTAAAATTCAATCAATCACTTTAACTAATAGGGGTGTAAATTACACTCGAGCAACAGTAACAATTACTGGCGGTGGTGGTTTTGGTGGCACCGCATCAGCAATTGTTTCTGGTAGAATTGGATCATTAAATGTAATTTATTACGATACAAATTCAGAGAAAAAAACAATTAGGTTAAATATTGGAACAATTAATTATGATACTGGTATTGTAACTATTGATGACATTAATATTATATCTCTTGTTTCAGGTAATGTAATGAAAATTGATGTTGAAGCCGAAAAAGGAATTGTTGAATCGGTCCGCAATACAATCATTACTATCGATGAAAACGACCCAACTGCAATTACTTTAGATTTTGAAACTGTCTGATGACAACTGAAAAAACTTCCCTTTTAATTAATCGTCAGCTTCCTGAATTTATTCGGGAAGAATATCCTCTTTTCCAATCATTTCTTGAGGCGTATTTTGAATTTTTAGAAAATAAACAAGGTTCTGAAAAAAATGATTTAACTACAAAAGCAAAAGAACTAAGAACAATTTCAGATGTTGATGAATCTTTAGTTGATTTTGAAAATAATTTTTTAGAAACATATGCTCAATTTTTTCCAAAGAATACTTCAGTAACAAAAGAACTTCTTTTGAAAAATGTAATGCCTTTTTATCTTTCAAAAGGATCAGAAAAATCTTTTAAATTTTTATTTCGGTCTTTATTTAACCAAGAAATTGAATTCAAAAGAATTTCGGATAATATAATTCGTGCATCTGATGGTGATTGGATTAAAGAAAGTAAACTTCGAATTGATAAAGAATTTCGTTTATATTATAAAGTTAATGGTACAAAAACAGTTTTTGATTTATTATTTGCCACACCAGCAAACAAGGTAAGAGTTTATGTTAATGAAATTTTGCAAAATTCATTAACCTATTTTGTTCAACCAGAAGCATTAAAACTAACTTTTTATACTGCACCCGCAAACGGTTCAGTAGTTGAAATTTTTTATGATGATTATTCTCTCTTTGACCCAACAAAATTATTTAGCCGAACAGTAACAGGCTTATCTTCAGGTGCTTCAATTGTTACCGAAAAAGTAGTTGAAGAAAGAATTAATGAGTTGCAAATTTTTTCTTTATTTGCTGAAGAAAAAAATATTTTGGGTTCTTTTGCGGAAGGTGAAACAGTAGAGTTTACTGCTTTTAATGATAAAGATATTAAAATAACAATTCGAGCCCAAACAATTTCTATTTTGCGCTCAATTAATATTATTGATGGGGGTTCAAACTATAAAGTTGGTGATCCAATAAAAATTATTGGCGGGCAAAGTGGTAATTTTATCATACCTCCTTCTGCAATTATCAATGAAGTTTTTAGTGGTTTAATTTCCAGAATTAATGTGTTATATGGAGGCGCAGGTTTCGTTTTAGGTGATACGGTTGAACCTCTGAATATCTCTAATGTGGCACTTTCTCTGGCAATTGACCAAGTAAATACTGGTGGTGAATTGACGAGCACACTAACTGCCAATACATTTAAAATTTATACCGATATAATTTCGGATATTAATCCGGCTAATACATTAATTAGTGCATCAAACTATGGGTTTCCGTCAACACTAATTACAGCAGGTGAAAATGTAAACACGATTATTGCACAGGCACTTTCAAATAGTTCATTTACAAGTATTGGTCCTATTCAATCTGTTGCAATTTTATCTTCCAATTCTTCATTTTCTGCCACACCAATTATTGACGCTACTCCTGCACAGTTAACAGTTGCAAATGGAAGTATTTCTATTCGTGATTTTGGAACACTTGGTCGTTTTCAAATAAACAATGGTGGCCAAAATTATGCAGTAGGTGATGAAGTAATTTTTACTAACCCACCTATGGGTTTTGGAATCGGTGCTGCAGCTACGGTAGAAGAAGTTGATATAAATGGTTCAATTACTCTCTTAAAATTTCAACCTTATCGTATATCAGGTAAAGTAGGTGTGACTACCGGTAGTTCAATTGTAGGTGGTGATGCAAATACAAAATTTGAAACTGAATTGATTGTTGGAGATACAATCCGAGTAAGAAATCAAGATAGAAAAGTTACTACAATTACTTCAAATACAACTTTACTTGTTGATTCCAATTTTACTGCAAATGCGTCAAATGTTCGCCTTGGAAAATTAGATGTTTATCCTATTGGTGGTCAAGGTTATAAAAACACAAAGCTTCCAACACTTACAATAAATAGTGCTAACGGAACAAATGCAAATGTAGTTACCACCACAATTTTTGGAGACGGTGAAAACCTTGAACCAACGGGCACTAAGAAACCAGGTGAAATTCTTTCAATAGTTCTATTAAACCCAGGTCGTGGATTTGTTCAAAATCCAACGATTGATTTGAGTGGTTTTGGAGATGGAAATGCAACTGCAAATGCAACAATTGAGAACCCAATAAGTATTCTTCCTGGCCGGTTTTTTACATCAAAAGGCATTATTTCGGCTGAAGAAATGAGAATACAGTCTGGTAATTACTATCATAATTATTCTTATACAATTTCGGCAGGTATTGAATTTAATCGTTATAAGTCTGTCATTCGAAATCTGATACATCCATCAGGGTATCAAGACCACGGTGA